TTTGGTTACCAGAAAAACTAAGTATTTGGTCTCTACCAGTACCACTTGGAGTTCCATTTTCATCATCAGAAGCATCAAATATTAAACTTCCAGCTGAATTTGGTGAAATTTTTATGTGACCAATAATAACTTTTTCTCTACCACTACCTTGTACGTAAATAAAAGCTTTATGTGATTTATTTAATTCTGGGTTTTTTACATCATTCTTGGCGTTCCAATATAGTACCATAACTAATTGAATATCTGTAGGGTCTGATTCATCAATCATATACGTTCCTTCATAACCAAAACAGTTAATTACGGCTGAATCATCAATTGTTTCAGCTGGTGTTATTGGTTGTGTAGCATCTCCAGAATTTGCATTATCGTTTTGTACAACTTGATTTACATCACGAGTTGTGTTTGGACTTAAACCTGTAATATCAGATGCGTTTGGTAATATATTGTATTGTGTTGTAATACCACTAACACCATTAACAACTTTACCACCATCTTTATTAATTTCAATTGTATCTGGTCTTGGGTCATAAACTTCAGTATTAGCATAGTAATTAAATGATACAGCATTTTGTAATCTATTAATTGGTCCTCTAAGACTTGAACCACCAATAAATGCAAAAGATAAATCAACATTACAAATCATAGGTTGAACACCAACACCTTCTGGGTTTAAATCCCAAACAAGTGGTTCAAATGTAAAGTTTAAGTTTTCAATAATAATTTTAGTATTATAAAAATCACCAATTCTTAATATACACACTGGTGGTCTACCAAATGCTAAGTTATTTGGGTTGTTGTTACCATTAGCACCTAACGTTGGACCTTGTCTCATACATTGTTGTAAGAAATTTAATCTAGCATTAAAACCTTCTGGAGTTGTTGAATGAAATGCTGGTTGAAAATATTTTATTTTTTCTTTAATTGATTTATACGCAAATGGGTCACTTAATGATAATTTTTCAAAATAATCACATTCACTATAAAATCTAGAACGTGGAATTGGTGGTGTTATAATTTTTGGTGGAGTAACAGTTTCAGGTGGTTTTTCAGTTTTAGATTCTTCTTTAGTTTTTAAATTAGGGTCAACAACAAATCTAACAGTAACATATCTATTAACCTTACAACCATATAAATCATTTTTAGATTTTAAATAATTTTTCTTTCTAGCAATTACATTAGGTGATGGACATGAACCACCACCACCTTCGGTTGCTCCTTTACCTTCAGCAACAATTGATACTCTTTCAACAAATGGTGGGTCAGTAATAATATTTTTAATTAACCAAGCTTTAACACTTTCACTTCTAAGTTTAGATAATTCATCATTTCTATTATCACCAAAAGTACCAACAGTACTAGCGTAACCAACAACTTCAACTTTACAATTTTTACATTTTGTTAATAAATAATTTTGTAAATCTTTACCATATTGTTGGTCTCTAAAACTTGGATATTTTTTATCACCAAGTTTAGTTCCAGCATATGATGCTGTTGTACCAGTTGCATTTAACCCAAAATTAGTTCTATCTGGTTCTAATCTACCAGCACTACCTTGAGTAACTCCAGCAGTTTCAGAACATTGGATTGAAGACCAAGTTTTTCTACCATTTACATTAAATTGGTAACACATTTCAGTGTAAGCTGATAATCCAAAATTAGCACCAGTTACATTATCTTTATATAAAATTGGGTCTGTTAATGGGTTTTGTAAACCATTTTCATACAATGGATACTTATCAACATCATAAACATCATTTGGAAAATACACATTAAATGATGGTGGTGGTTCTCCATATTCTAATTTTTCAACTGGTTTTTCTTGTGCATTTACCACTTCAGTTTTATTTTGTTCCTCAACAGTTATTATTTGTTTTATTTTAGTTTCTTCTAATGGTATACAACCAGCAAAGAATGATGCAACATAATCATCAAAATTGGTATTATTAATACCTTCAGCCCCACCAATAAAATTTAAATAATTTGGGTGGTCAATAATTATTTTCCAACTTAAGTTACCACTTCTTTCAGTATTGTTGTAAGTATACATTGGTTCACCTCTACCGATAAAATTATGTTTATCCCAACTTGCTGAAGTTGATTCACTAAAATTAATATCATATGGTGGAAACCACATAATTCTACCCTTGTGCCCACTTAATGAGTCACCAGGTCCAACTTCACATGGTAATAAATTAACCAAATTATCATTCCAAGCTAAATTTTCAATTGAAAACATGTATTTTTTAACTTCATCTTGTCTATCACCGTATTCATTATATGTTTTTAATGGTGATATTTTAACAAAACCATTATCATCTAAAACTGAAAATTCACCATTTCTTCTAAAAATATTATTATTACCACCATGTAATCCTCTGTTTTTTTGTAAGTCACCAACTTGAGCGTATCTATCATATGTTGTCCATGTTCTACAAAATACATTTTCAGAACCATCGTCAGTTCCATTAATAATTGCATTACTTGTCATGACACCACTACCTTTTGATGTGTAATTACCCACATTTGATACTGATGAATTAATTTGAGTTATTCCATCTTCTTTAATACCATGACCACTTATTAAAGTTCTCATTTTACCACTATTAAATAATCTTTCAGTTTTACTTAATAATGTTTTAAATCTATTTTTATCATCACTTAAACCTAAAAATAAATTAGTTGAAACACCTTCATTTGTACCAGCAAGTGTTTTACTATCTTTATTAAATTTAGAATCTTGCCACCCAAAAGCATCTTTATATAAAAACGCTCCATATTTTTGTGAATTATAATCAGTTTTTCTAAAAGAACTCTTATCCCAACCATCATCACTAATTTGTTTACTTCTTTCGTAATTACCAGATGTTATTGGACTATTTTCCTTTCCATTTAAAAAATCAATAATACCACCATTACCATCAGCTCTAGCATATAAATTTGAATTGGTACCATCACCCGTTTCTTCACCTTTTGATTTTCTACCATCTTTATAACCTGGTGCATAACCTTGTCTTAAAGAAGTACCTTGAGGGTCATTTGAAATCATTAAATTGGCTCTCATGTGGTTCATAAGTGATTGGACTTGTCCCATACCAGAATTTGCTAACATTTCATTAGCTCTCTCAATATTACCTTGACCAATATATTCTAATTTATTTCCAAAAGTAAAAATACTTGAAGATTGTTCTAATAAACTAACTGGTGATTGAGCACCTAATACGTTTGCAGCAAAATTAAGAATTTTACCAACTTTACCTTTAGGTACTGTAATACTATAATTTAAACTAACTAAAGGTTTACCTTGAAGTAATGTTAATGGGTTTAAATTTAATGAACCTAATGTTTCTTGTTGTAAACCAAATGAAGCATTATAACCAATATGGGTTAACAATTGTTGACCACCAATATTACCTAACGGAGTGTCATTTATAACACCAGTAGCACCTAATGTTCTTCCTAACAATGTTGACCTAATATCTTCATTAGCAATTAAACTACCATTGGTAACATTTAAACCAACACCTTGACCACTTACTAAACCAGCTAAAACATCAACCGCTTGTTTTCCAGGACCACCAATAGATAAATTATTATTTTCATCAATATAAGAAGTTAAATTTTGAAAAGTTGGTACTGGTTGGGTATTTAAATTAATTACACTTTGTTTTGGTATATCAACATATGCATTTTTGGTTGTTAAACCTTGTCTAATTGAATTACTATTTGTTAAAACACCATTAGATAAAAATTGACCATTTAATAATTCGTTTGAGTTAGCATATGGACCTTGATTACCTATTGTACTATTTGTTGATTGATTTAATATAATCTCAACTTGATTATAATCATCATCATTACCTTGATATGTATTTAAAATTGTATTTAATTCTTGATATATAGTACCAGTATCGTTTATACTATTTGACGGTTGAACCGCATTTGGTAATGTTTCAGTAGGTGCTGGATATCCAATACTACCTAATAATGATTGTAAACCATTATCAACTACCGTATCGGTAACTAAATTCTTTAATAATAAATAATCCCTAAATGTTGGTGACAGTGAATTTATTGAATTCGACATAGTGTTAATTCTTTATATATAAATACTATGTTACTTAAAATTTTGAAAAAATAAATGATTTTTAAATAATATATATTATTTAATAATTATATTAATTAATATATTATTATTATACTATATTTAATTATTAATATATTATAATATTATATTTAATATATTATTATTAATTTTATAATTATTATATATAAATAATAGTAAATTTATTTTTGTTCGACAACAAAAAAATGAATTTTAACAAAAAATTAACAAATTTTATTTACCCGACCTTTTGGTACCACTTCCAGATAATTTACCACCGCCAGCGGCCATTGCAATTTCTTTATTTATAGCTTCATTAATTCTTCTAATAAACTCAGGGGCATTCGCCAATTGAGAACCTAATTTTTCATTTCCAGGTATATTAACATCAATTGTAATTTTTAAATCTTCAAATTTATGTGTCATTTCACCTGGTGCAGATGAATTATTTTTAGATAATTCTTGTGCTAATTTAGCATTACCATTAACACTTGTACCAGCTATTTGAATACCATCATTAACCTTTAAGAATTTATCTTGTGGATGATACATTATTGAATCTTTTGATTCATATAATGAACTACTTGAATCGTACCCACCCATATTTTGTTTAGCTTTAGTATAATATTCATCGTAAGTACCAACACCAGCACCAACTAAACCACCAATAGCCGCTCCCCAAGGACCAAACATCGCACCCATACCAGCATATTGCGCAGCTGTACCACCAATACCTAACATTTTACCACTAGTACTTTCAGGGTCGTCCATTTGACTTCTACCGTATTGCATACCAGTACCAAGCATACCTAAACCTAAACCAAGGCCCATTGAACCCATTGAACCAGCAGCAAATTTACCACCAGCAACATTACCACCTAACATTTTTTGCATACCACTCATTTTTGCACCTGGTAATGCTGGACCTATTTGACCACCAGGTACACCAAAACCTTTACCACCGCCACCACCTGGCATACCACCACCCATTCCACCACCACCCATTCCACCACCACCCATCATAAATCCTTTAGCTAATAAATAACCATTTGAAATCCAAGTAGCAGCTTTACCAGCAAGTGCCAATGTTAACCCAGCTATTACAGTACCTTTTGGACCTAAAAAGTCCATAAGATTAAGAATCCATTTACCTAAAACTGTAACCACTTCGGCGGCACCTTTAACAAAATCTCTCAATGTTTTAAAGAACCCTTCTTGACTCCATTTTTTAACCATATCTTGAATTGGAACACCTAAACCTTTTTGTAATTCTTGAGCAAAAGGTAATAATTGTTGTTTAAACATTAAAATTAAATCTTGTAATGTTTCATCAAATGTTCTAGCAGCTTCAGCTCTTTCATCTAGTGTTTTTTTCTGACCTTCAATCATATCCATATCGGTTTGTCTCAAGTCTTTCAATAACTTATCTTGACCATCAATATTAATAACCCAACCACCTTTTTTTTCATCAAATTTAGCCATACTAGAAATTAAATCAGTATCTTCTTCACTAAACATACCAGTTTTAAGTTTAGTCTTAACTGATTCAACTCTAGCTTGAGCTTCAGCCATTTCTTGTAGTTTTTCAACTGATAAACCAGTAATTGTAGATAATTCACGCATTCTATCAAGAGCAAGACCACCATTAAGTGAAAATTCACCAGTTTTTTCATTAAACGTTCCAAATTCAGCAGAAGCTTTACCAATATTTTTAGCAAATTTCTCTGGGTCATTTCTAGCTTGAAACATTAATTGCATTGGGTCACCCAATGCAGCAAATTTACCACCCATTGTTGTTAGTTGAGCAGCCATTTCAATAGCACCTTCTGGTCTGAAAACCTTTTCAGCCATACCAGCAATACCCTCCATGTCTAATCTAAGCTTAGTAGCCTCAACTGAAAACTTAGCCAACCCAGCAATACCACCTTTAAAATTAAATCTTTGTGCTAATTTTAAATTATTTTGAAATGATTTGATAGCTGCGGCACCATTTACGCCCATTTTAGCAGCTTTATTCATTGTATTTTCAACAATAGTACCCGATTTTTCAGCTGAAATGTTAAATTTATCCATTCCACTAGCCATTTCAACAGCAAACTCTTTACCTAACCCAGTACCTTCAGCCATACGAGCCATAGCTTTATAACCATCTTCAGTCAGCAATACTGACCTACCAATAGCTTCACTATAACCACGTTGCATTATTGCTAAATCTTTAACACCAACACCCCACATTGTTGTAGTCTCTGCGGCATTCTGTATGCTTTTATTTACAGAATTAAATTGTTTTTCACCACCAGCCATGCTACGAACAGCATTACGGATTTCTTTGTCCATTTCAAATACACCAGTAGCCTTAAGCATACCGAAACCTTTAGAAATTAATTTAGGTGTTTTAGCTAAGAACCCAACAGTTGAACCTAAAGCAGCACTCATTAAATTGGCTTGTTTAGCTGATTCAACTAGAGCTTCATTTTGTCTTTGAAGTAAACCTAATTCTTTTTCAGTTAAATCAACACTTAGTTTTTTTGCGGCTAATATTTTCTTTAACTCTTTTTGTTTTTCTTTAAGAGCTTTAATTTCATCAGCATCACCATCAGCAATTGCTTTCTTAAGTTTTTCAGTATTTTTTAATAAATCTTGTTCAGCTTTAACTTGTTCTTCTTTTAATTGAGCAACTTTTTGCTCAATAAATTGAATATTTTTTTGTAATTCCTTAATTTTTTTAACAGATTCTAAATAGCCACCAATACTACTGTTCATCTTTTCCTGAAGTTCAGCAGATTCTTTTTGAAGCCTTTTCCATTCTTCAAACTTTTCCTTATCAAATTCGTATTTTGCCATAATTAGTAAGCGTCAGTAACTCTTATCGTTCTATTCTCACGATATTCATCTTCAGTGTTATAATCTATTATTAAAGTTGCTCTAAACTCATTTCTAGTATCACCATAAATTGTGTTTATTTTAAACATAAATCCACTCCCATAAAGGAAAACTGTAATACCCCCATTTACATTTGTTCTTTTTTTAGCTTTAACTTTGTATTTTTTAGTAATATCTAAAGTTATATCATCTCTAGTAAATGTTTTATCAAGTAACTGTATAAAATATTCTTCATTATTTTTGAAAAAATCAACAACCAAGTCTTTTTCTTTTTTATCTCCACGAGCATTATCGTAGAAATTAAATTTCTTTAATATATCTTTAGCGGCCAATATACCTTTTGGTTTACCACCAACAAGTTTTTTCCAAAAACCTGGTTTAGATAAGAACGCCGCTTTAAATGTTGGATTACTTAAAACCATACTAGTTATATCTTCAGGTGTCATATCATCTATTTCCTCATCAGACATATCCTCAATATGTGGTTCATCAGTAGGTTCCTCTTTCTTATCTTCTTTTTTATTAGATGATGAAACCAAATCAATATCAATAATGTTTTTTATTAATATTTTTTTATAAGCTCTATTATTATCATCACCTTGACCAGAAATAATTTTTTTGAATGTTATATTATAAACCGATTCAACATTTTCTTCATCAGTAAGTGATGATACCATTTGTTGAACTGAATTTGAATTAACATCAAGCATTAATTCAGCATTAATTAACTCATCATATGCTTTTGCTGGACCTTTAGCGTCAGAATATTCAAAGAATAAACTATCGTTTTTGTTATCAATTAAATTTAAATCTATTATACCACCATTTGATAATGTTAATCTATATACATTACCAGTTTTTAAACCTTTTAATTCATCTAAAAATGGGTTAATATCATTTACTTTTACATAATCTTTAAATTTTTCATCTTCAGCATCTGGTTTTTCAATATCAATATCATCACCAGCCATACTAAGTTTTGAAATATTTTTAAATGTTGATTTTTTCCAAGAGCTAGTTGGGAATGTTTTTAATATTTCAGCTAATTTAATAGAATCTTTTTTCTCATTTTTTAAATTATCTGGTAAATTTTTAGGAACATTAATTGTTTTAAATGTTAAATCATTTTTTGATAAATCAGAAACTGTTATAAAAAAATAATTATTTTTATAAACACCACTATCTAGGTTTTTTAAATATACTTGACCACTATCATTAAATATTACTTCAAATGTAAGCTTACCACCCTTATCATCAGTATATTCTAATTTATCACCCGCCTTAAGTTTCTTTATAGCATCTTGATATTTTTCTTCAGTTATAAGACCTTCAGATATCAAAAATCGCCATTCATTAATTATTATCTTCATTATTAAAAATAGTTACTATTAATAAATATCTGAACCAAAGAAAAATACCCAACTTATTTATTCGTTGGGTATTTCTCCTGATTTCATTTTAGCTTTTAATTGGTCACCAGTTACTCTAGTTGTTCTACTACCTTTGGCACCTTTATTATTTATAGCTTCTTTTTGTTCTTCTATTGCTTCAGTTTTTTTCTGATTTTCATTAAGTAAATGTGATAAATATTGTCTTCTTTCATATACTGACATATTCATAACATCACTGTAAGTGAACCCTATATGTTTTACACAATAATAAATTTCTTCTAACAGATAAGTTTTATAGCTCAAAGTCAGGCCAAAAAAACTTGAGTGTAAAGGGAAGAAATCGAGTAACGGACCCTCCCCCTGGAGTCCCGAACGTAATGTTCATATCAATTCCACAATTTATATCAGCCATATACGCTTTTAATTTTTTACTATCCATTATTCTCATATTTTCGATAAAATCAGAAATATAACTTTTTTCTCTAATACCATCAATATCAACAATTTGAGATTCAAGTAATAATGTTGCTTCAGTATTAATTAAATTATTTTCTTCTTTTAAAAACTGTGCTAATTTTTCAAGCTCATCAATCTCACCAATTGTTAATAATTTAAATTTAACAGTTGATTTTGAAACTGGTAACGTAAATGAAAATAAACCATCAGCATCTGGTTCAACTGGTAATTGTTTAACTTTTAATTTAGTTAAATCAACTTCAGTATCAAATGGTTTATCATTTTCATCTAAAATTGTTACTGGATACATTTCACCATAACCAGTAGCTCTAAGCCAAATCATAATAGCATCTCTATCACCAGGTAATAAATCTTTATATCTCAATTCTGGCTCTAATACTTTTCTACTTAGTAATATCTCTAAGAAATCACCACTTTCTAATAAATTTGGTGATGTTAAAATATTCTCATCAGCGGCAGTTAAAAAAGATACTTTAACTCTACTTTTTTTATTTTTATATAATTTACCTTCACTTGGTAAAGGGATTATATCATAAGGTTGATTCATTTGAGGTTGACTCAATTCTGAAATAGCTAAGCTATTATCAACCCTTACTTCTTTTTTTAAATTTTCCATAGGACTTTTCATTACATGTGGTTGAACAACTGTTTTAGGATTTAATGCAGCTCCAGCAACATCTTGGTTAATTAATTCTTCTTCTTTTAACTTTTCAGAATTTCTTAGCGCTTCTTCTCTTAATCTCAATTGTTCTTGAGTTCTTCTAGCCATTTCAGCAGCAGCTGAAGCTTCACCTCCTGAAACTTGACCAGATGTTATTGTTTGTTCTTGTTCTTGTGCAATTTCTGCACCAGTTTGATTTGCAGCAGCAATTTGTTCTGCCGTTGGGAAAACTTTTGGTTTATCGCTCATAATTAAAACTTATTTACTATTATTTATAACTTCAAAAATAAATATAGTTTAATAAGTTTTTTTGTAAATAATATAAAAATAAAAAACCACTCTCTCAAGTGGTTTTCTGTTATTTATTATAACTTAGCATTTCTATTACTTTCTCTTCTGAGTCAGCATCAGTTAATTTAATACCTTTGTACTCATCAATATAATAACCTTGTGTTGGGTCATATGTTATCCAAAGATTAGTATCACTCCAATCATTTTCACCTTTAGGTTTTGTAAATATCAAATCATAATTACCATAATTATTTTTATATTTTATATCAAAAAAAGTATATGTTCCGTTAGTTGTTTCAATTGTTTGTCCAGCGTAACTTTTTTTAAATTCATTTTCAAATCCTTCCTTATCTTTAATATTTTGTTTTTCGTCAGATTCACCCTTTTCTTTATTACCTAAATAAGTTGTCCATGGATAGTTACCAGTATTTTGTAAATTACTTCTATATGTGTTTAAATCACCTTCTTCAACACCTTCATTTTGTTGGGGCATAAATTTAATATCACCACCTTCAGCTTTACGTCTTATAAATTTAACAACTTCATCAGCAGTTCTAAATTCACAATCAACACATTGAGTATATAATATATTGTTAACATAAAACTTACCAGTAATATTATTTCTAACTTTATAAAGTTTAGAATTTAAATCATAAGTTATTTCTAAATCTAAACCCATAACTTTTAAAGCACTAAAATTAATTGTATAATTTGGTTTTAAGTCTTCAACTTGTCTTTTAACCATAGCTAATTCATTTTTACCATCTACATGACCGATATCACCAAGATAACCACCACCAATTGGGTCTTCATTTACTGGTGTGTGGAACGATTCACTTAATAAACCTTTTGATTCTAAAAATCTTTGTTCAGCTAATAAATTAACTTTTTTAATATTTTGTTTTTTATCACGTTTTCTCATTTGAATTTTATTATAAATATTTGATTAAAATAAAAAAACCTATATTTCTATAGGTTTTCTTTTAATTGTTTAATTAATTCATGATTTTTATTAACCACTTTATTTCTTTTAGTTAGGTTCTTCCTATTTCTTTTAGGTTTACCTTCTTTTTTAGCCTTTGCCATGATAAATAAAAACTAAAACAAAAGTATTGCTCGGTCAAAACGCATATCAGCAGTTATATCTGCAATACCATCATCATCCATAGATAAGTCACCAAAGTTAACATTAGTCAACATCGTCCCTTGTAATTGCCATTTTTCAATAACAACACCAGTTGGGTCAAGCATTTCTAATTCAACATCTTTTTTATAACCAGCAGCGTAACCCTGTCTACCCGTAATAGATTCTGATTGTAAACGAACCCATTCCATAATAGCTTGTGAAGCAGATGGACCAATTGGGTCTCTAAAAGTTACACTAATAGATTCCCAAGTAAATCTACCGATTACCCAAGTAGATGTATTTAAGAAGGGAATTTCAACTTCATTCTGTGTAATTGATGGTCTTGATGCAGACGCTAACCACCATTCTTGTATACCCAAATCAGCTGGAAATCTTAAAAGCCATCTATTCTTCTTTTTTGGCTCATAAGGTACGGGCATTTTCATTAATAAATCAGCCATGTTCTTTTATTTTTTAATTTTTTTTTGTTATCTTTTATTATAAATATTGGTAATTCTAATTTTTTTTAAAAAAGGGATTAATTAATAACCCCTTTTTAATATTTTTATTAGATATCATCAAATGAAGCACCAGTTGGCACAATGTTGAACTCAACACAAATAAACTCTAAAGCTCTAGTTGGTTTTAAGAATATTCTACCACATAACTCATTTCTATCGATTGATTCTGGAGTTACATCAAGAACTACTCTAAAGTCTGTTAAACCTCTTTCACTTCTAATGTTATCTAAGATTGGGTTAACCAAACTTAAGAATTGGTTTCTTACGATATCATCATTTTGTTCAAATAATAATCTAATCGCAACAGCAGAAATAAGTTTTCTAGCTTGTAATAACAATCTTCTAACATTAATTCTGTCAAGAGCACTTTCTTTAACTTGTAATGTTTTGTTACCCCAAATTTTAATACCTTCAGATGCAAACGTTGCAATTGGGTTAACTCTATTTTCGTATAATACGTCTCTTTCACCTAATGTTAATTTAACTCTTGCTTTGATAGCATCAACATCACCTCTTTGAACACCAGCTACAGCGAACCAAGGGAATGCGATATTATCAGTTAATGCAATGTTTCTAACAACATCTCTTGTTGGTGGAACATAAATATATACATTATTCTCAGCATCATTAATTTGAATCCAAGGCCAGTATGTACAAGTGTAATTACTATCAAATTCCCCATATAATTGGTCAGTTACGTCTTCAACAGTTAATACATCACCAGCAACATCTGTGTCAGGTGTAGTTACAATGTATAAAGAGTCAGCTCTATCTTGCTCAACCATTTCAATAGCTTCTTCAATTAAATTAGTATTAGTAAATGTATCAATACCTGGAGTTGCAAATACATTAATATTTGTTGCTTCTGGGTTTTTAAATGTCCAGATAGCTTCTAAGTATGCATAGTAATCAGAAGTAATTCCTGGGTCACCGTTTGATAATGTTCTATTAGTAAATGTACCATTAGTTAAACCAGCAGAACCTTTAGTACCGTTAATTAAATAAGGGTCAGTATTTGTTCTTCTAGTTCTATATGGGTCCCAACCATCAAACCCACCGAAAGGTACGAATGTAAATTTACGAGAATAAACTTTTTCATAATCAGTTCCAGCTAAATCAAAATCATTTTGGAATGAACAACATCCAGTTTCAAATTTGTAAACTGGGCTATATGTACCACCAGTTGGGTTAATAACAATCTGAACATTATCAATTGTTGCAGCACTAGCATTAACATCCATATGGAAACCATAAGTCATACCAGTCCAAATATCAGTTGTTGTACTATCTGGAGCACCTTTGTAGTCAAAGAAATCTTGGTCGATACCTAATGTATCAGTTAAACCTAAATAATATTTACGTTTATTTTCAAATGCACCGTATGTTCTTTTATACTCAATAGTTGGAGCTTGAACAGTTGTATTATTGTTTTCAGTATAATCAATTTGTGGGTAACCAATAAATCCAGCTGGGAAAGCATCTGAAGTATTAGATTCAGTTTCCATCTCAACTAAAATATAGTTTGACATTGAAGCAAATTCACCATCTAATGTACCAATTCTTTTAGCTATGTAACTATTTGAAGATGGATTCATTGAACATCTAGTATAAGCTTCTAAAATATTTGGTCTAGCATCAGTATCATAATAACTTCTAACTATTAAATCAAATTCTTTAGCATCTGGTTGGATGTTTCTAATTGAAATTTTAAATTGTTTATTAGCTCT